TTGAAAATAGAACTTTTCAGCCTGGTACATCAGTAACTAATATTCTTACAAGGGCAAAAGACTTCTATATGTCGAAAGGAACTGATGCTTCGTATCAGATTCTTTTCAAATTACTGTATGGTGAAGAAATTGAGTTAATTAAACCAATTGAAAAAACTCTTACTGCTTCAGCAAACGTATATTTCAAAACTAAGCACGTTTTAGTAGAAAACTTGTTTGGTGGACAACCATTACAGACAATCGGTAACTTTCTGTATCAAGATGTAGCTGGTATTGGAACTGTAAGTGCTTCGATCTACAATGTAGAGTATAGACCAATCAATCAAACCGATTTCTATGAGATCTCTCTTGACTCTACATCATTTGATGGTAATTTTACTGTGCCTGGTAAAACAAAAGCATTAGAGATTACTCCAGAGGATTCTGAGACACTTGTAGTTGACTCTACAGTCGGATTTGGACAAAGTGGTACTCTATTGGTCAAACCAAGAGAAGGTGCTAACTTCTTGAACCTAAGATATACTGATAAGACTGTAAACCAGTTTTTAGGTGTTACTGGTATCTCAACATCTCTGGTTTTTGGTGCAGATATCCTAGAAAACAAACTTGCATACGCTTATGCTGGATTTGGACAAACATCATTACTACAATTCAGACTTGTAAACGTTATTGATGAAGTGGATACTTCTCAATCGACAAATATGCAAGTTGGTGATAGTTTAAAGTTACTTTCTTTCGGTAGAGATTTATCTGACAATGCTCAATTCAATAATTGGATCTACAATGTACCATCTAGTCATACAATCTCAGATATTAACCAAGTAAACGTCAATACTTTCAGAATTTCAATATTTGACTCTTGTGTTTTTTACGTTGATGAGATATTAAAGATTAAAAATGATCTTGGCCAAGAACAGGACATTACAGTCAAATTGATCGAGTATGATTCTACAAATGTAGCACAAGTTTACGCTAATACAGTTGTTGTACAAACTAGCGGTACTATACCAACTAATCCAACAGTAATTACAAAGACAGTTACAAAAGCATCACATAATAATAATTATTTTGCTGGTGTTGACAACTTCCCTGTTGGTATTCAGAATAGTTACCTTGATAAGCAAGAGAAGTTCTATTATGTCGCTTCTTCTGGTCTACCAAACTACCCAATCTTTGCAACTGACAATAAGGTATGGGTAAAAACTAGTTCAATTGAGGTTGTAGACGGATTTGGCACGCCTTTGCTTGGTGGTGGGTTTACTTATACCATTCAATCATATGACCCCGCCTTCGACCCTGCCGCAGGGACTAGTCTATTAGCACACAATTATGTAACTGGTGATAGAATCTATTGGGACAATACAACTAACAGTGGAATCAATACTGGTATCTATTTTGTAACTGCAATCAACCAAACTGATTTTTATCTTTCATATAGTGGTTCTGACGTATTTGCTAAGAAGTACATCGCTGTTAGAACAGGAACTCCTGGCCAATACATCTACAAATCTGGATGGGAAAACAAAACACTTAAAAATCAGAAGATACTTAGAAAGTATCCCTTTGTAAAAGAAAAAGAATTATTTGATGATCCTAATAAGAGAGATGTTAACAACAGACCTGTAGGATTGATGGCGAATGGTGTTGAACTATTCCCTCCTACTGTTTTTGATGAACAGATCTTTCATGGTGATATTACAAGCATTACTGTTACAAATCCAGGCTCAGGTTATGATGTAATTAAAGGCCCTCCACTTATCATCAAAGATCAACAAGGATTTGATGCTCTAGGTCACGCTAACGTTGTTGGATCTTTCAAAGAAGTAAAACTTGTATCTCCTGGCATTGGATATCAAGAGAAACCAAAGATTACCGTAGAAGGTGGTAATGGTAGTGGTGCTGTTCTTGAGTCTAATCTCGTAAGAGGTAGAATTGTTGCTAACTTTAAGGCAGATGGATCATCAGTTAACACAACTGACGAAAGTATTTCATTTGAAGATAGACATAACTTTGAAACTGGTGAAGGTATCATCTATGATGCAAGAGGTAACACACCGATTGTAAACGTCGTTAGTGGATCTGCTTACTATGTTGCTCCAGTAAATGAGAAAAGAATTAAGTTACATAATACTCCAGAAGATGCTAAAGCTGGAATCAATACTGTTAACATTGGAAATATAAGTTTTGGTTTTCATAGATTTACCACAGTCAAGTCAAAAAATACAATAACCAAGATCTATGTAAAAAATGCTGGGTCTGGATATTCAAATAGAAAAGTAATCATTCCAGCAAGACCTGTTAACGGAGACATTCAATCTGGTATTAGTACATCTGACGATTATATACTGGCATACGATCATCACTTCAATAACGGAGAGATCGTTGAGTATTCTACCGATGGAACTGTTGCTAATGGTCTCTCAACTTCAACACAGTACGCTGTCAAAGTTATAGATCCTAATAGATTCAAACTTTGTGATGTTGGGGTTTCCTCACAAAGAAATTTTACAAATTATGACAAAAATAAAACCGTTGTAATTCGTGGATTGGGCAGTGGTAAACATACTATAAAGTATCCACCCATATCAGTAAAGATTGAGTCATTATCAGGTCTTGCTGCTACCACTGTGATAAAACCAGAGATAGATCCAATAGTTCTTGGTTCGATTGATAATGTTTATCTGGAGCAAGGTGGTATTGGTTATGGTTGTACTAATATCATGGACTTTCATAGAAGACCCGATGTTGGTATCGCCACAGTTACATCTTTAGCTCTTCTCAAACCAATTATTATTGGTGGATCTATTATTGGTGTTCAGATACTTGCAAATGGTAACGGATATCGTGAAGACTCTGATATTATTATCTCATCCCCCACAGGTAGCTTTGGAGATGTACGTCCTATAATCACAGATAACAAAATTACTGGCGTACAAATATTGGATGGTGGTATTGGTTATGGTGTAAGTGACACTACCATGATATTACAGAACAGAGGTAAGAGTGCTAAGTTTATTGGTAATGTTCGTGAATGGAAGATTAACCAAGTTCAAAAAAATGAAAATATCATCAACGTTGAAGATTCTATACTAACAAAACCAAGCACAAACCCAGAGTTCCAATTACAAACTATTGGAATGTATCCTCCCCAAAAATTGAGATATCAATTAGGAGATAATATTGATTCTGGTAACTTAGAAACACCTAACGCTTTCCACTCACCTATTCTGGGTTATGCATATGATGGTAATCCCATTTATGGCCCATATGGATATCAGAACGCAGTCGGTGGTGCTATTAGAAGATTGAGTAGTGGTTATATTCTTGATACAAGTGTTAAAGCGGGTCTAAGACCTCCTGGCTTTGCATTTGGATACTTTGTTAATGATTATGTCTTTGACAACTCTGGCGACCTAGACATACACGGTGGTAGGTATTGTGTGACTCCACAATATCCAGATGGAACGTATGCCTACTTCTATAGTGTCGATGTTGACTCTAGTGGTGTTGCTAAACCTAAGTTCCCATATATGGTTGGTGGACAGTTTAAAGATACTCCTATAGAAGAAAACTTTGTCACTTTCTTCAACCAAGATATTGATATAGCAAGTAGAGATCTGGTAAGAAACATATCTCCATACTACCTATCATACGGTAACTCTGACTATGAGTTGATTGATGATGTAAAAGATGTATTGAAGCAAGAATTTGAAGTTATAAAAACAAAGAGTGCTGGAATATCATCTGTTACTATTTTTTCTAGAGGAGATGGGTATAAAATTGACGACCCACTCGAATTAGACAATAAAGGAACTAATGGTGCTGGTGCTAACATAGTTGTAAGTGAACTTTTAGGTAAACAAGTAAGTTCTGTTGAAATAGGTATCAACACATTCACTGGCACTACACTTAGACTCGATAAGAGAAACATTGTTGGTGTTACTACAGTTCCACATGGCATAGCAGATGGTGAAACAGTCATATTGAGTGGTATTGATACATCTCAGTTTACAGAGTTCAATGGAGCTCAAAAAGTTCAAGTTATTAGTAGAAAAGTTGGTCTTTCTACATTCGTAGACACTGTAACAAATACTGGAGTATCTACACATATCTTTGTGACTGATACTAGAGGTTTTACTCCAAGTGATCATATTGGTGTTGGCACAGAGACTATGATTGTCACTGGTATTGATACTAACTTCTCCAGATTGTTCGTAAACAGAGAAAACTTTGTTGGTGCTGCGATAACTCACCAATCAGGCATTGATAATGTAATATTAAAACCAGATAAGTTCTTGTTCCCTGTTGGAACGTCAACAATTTCACAATTTACTTTTGAGAACTATCTTACCTACTTTAATCCACTAGAAACAGTTGGTGTTGGATCTACAGGAACACATTACACAATTACTAGCACTGGTTTAGGAACACAAGCGATTCAGACTGTAGAAAATCGTTTTGTACCACAACAAAGAATATATCTTAAGAATCACAAGTTCTTTACTGGACAAAAACTTGTTTATAACATGGGTATTGGTGGCACATCTCTTGTTTGGGCAAAAGTAGCTGCTGGTGCAACTTCTGGAGTTGGAACTGAAGTGCTTCCTAATGGAGAGGTCTATGCAGTCAACTTTGATAAAGATTATATTGGATTAACTACTGTAGCATTCTCCACAGCTGCTGATGCAATATGGTTTTATAACGTTGCTTCTAATATTGGATTTGCACACTCTTTATCAACTGCATATCCTCAAGTAACAACTAAAGTAGAAAGATTCTTCGGTGAAGTTGGTTGTTCTTCTGCTCACGAACTTGTTGCTGGTGATATAATCAAAATTGACGCTTTACCTAAGTCTAGTGAATCAACAATTATCAGATATGACCCAGTTCTTGCTAAAGTCACTACAAAACGAGTTGGATTTACATATACAAGTTTCTCTGCTGATTTGACTCAGATAAACATTGGTGATCAAGACTTACAGAGCGGGGATAAAGTTGTTTACTATGATAATGGAAATACAATCAATGGATTGATCAATAATGAGACATATTTTGTTCTTAGAGAAGATCCAGACTTTATAAAACTCTGCAAATACAAATCTGACGTATTTGACTCCAATCCAGTTTCAATATCGACAGTCACGACTGCAAGTGCTAACAATTTAAGTTTCATTGCTAAAATTAACCCGCCTTTGAATTTTACAACAGGTAATATCATAACATTTGATGTTTCTGATCCAAGTTTGACTGATATGAGATTGGACTTCTTTGAAGATATCAATTTTAACGATAGACTTGATGTTCAAGGAACAAACGCTGGTGGATTTAACATTACTAGAGATGGCATCCCTGGCAATGCCAATGCTACTGTAACTCTCAATACCGAACTTTTCTGGCCAAGTAAAACTTTCTATGATTTGACTTCTGTTGTGCCATCCGACACAAGAAAGACATTTGGATCATCTGACGTTGAAGTTACTGGTAGAAACAATATAACATTTAGAGATATCATTCTTAAAAATGAACATAGCGTTTTAATTAAAGATGATAAGACATTTACGTTCAACTTAAAAGAAAAACCATTAGAATCACAAAAATTTGTTTCTAGAATTGGTGTAAGCACAATTACATACAGTACAACATCACTTTCTGCTAGGGGCCCGATATTCAAGACTAAAATCAACTTCCCAGGCAAAGGATATACAGTTCTTCCAAGAGTTATTGGTTTTGCAAGCACACAAGGTCAGGATGCTATTGTAAAAGTCTCTTCTCCCGAAATAGGACAGATTGATACTATTGAAAGAATTAAAGACGGATTTGATTACCCAACTGATCCAACTTTACTACCATTCTTAGCAGTTCCCGCTATTGTTGATATTAGTGGTATTGCTAGGATAGATGAAATACAAGTTATTGATGGAGGACGTAGATATAACCAGCCACCGACTCTTGCAGTCAGAGGTAACAGTAATGTGTCAATCGCAGCACATGTATCTGGTGGTGCTGTTGATAGTGTAGAAATTATACAAAATGCGTTTGAGTTCAAAGAACCTTTGAGTATTATTACAACTAATAACTCAAATGGTTATGATATAGACAATATTACTCATAGTGGTACTACAGTTACTGCTGAATTGTTATTGGATGCACAATTCAACATCCCAGTGACAACTGGTTATGCATCTACAGATGTTAAGTTACCATTTGCTATTGGTGATAGGGTATTTGTTGAAGGTTGTAGAATTAAACCAGCATCACTACAATCAGGTGAAGGTAACTTCAACTCATCCGATTATGACTTCTCATTCTACACAGTTACAGGTGTAAACACTACAAATGCAACTGTACAGTTCAGTATGGCAGATGCGCCTGGAATATCTACAGTTACACTTGGAACTTATGATGATGACTTCACATTAGGGTCTATTGTAAACTTCAATGATATGGCGAAGTTTAATATGACTATTATCAATGATGCTAAGTACTTATCTGGTGAGAAAGTTACATCTACTAAGTTTGAAGGATTTGTAGCAGAAAATGGTTGGAATGTGAACATCAGTCAACTTAGATTGAGAGATACTATCGGTACTCTCTTACCTGGCGATACATTGTTCGGTCAAGTATCTGAGTTGAAAGGAAACGTAAGAGATGTCAACAGATTCAGCGTGCCAACAACTCTTGGTGTCACAAGAGACAAAGTTTCTAAAAATGACTTGAATTTTGGTATTCTTAACGATTTCAGTCAGAGATTATCAGATAACTTCTACTTCCAGAAATTCTCATATTCAATCAAGAGCAATTTACCATATAACACATGGAAAGAGTCTGTTAAATCAATTGTTCATCCATCTGGATTCTTAGAGTTCTCAGATCTTGTTATTGAGAGTAATCCTAAGAATGACGCTAACACATTAGACTTAGTATCTGTTGGAATTGCCAAATCCAATAACATGAGAGTTCAAGCAGTTGATACCACAGTTGACCTTATCTTGAACATTGATAACGAGATGTATATGGGTAAGAGAGATAATTTTGCTATGGTTACGGAAGATGATGCATTAGATGATGGTTCTGTACAAAGAATCTTCTTCCCAGAAGGTAGACCAATTAAGAGCTTCATCATGAACAAGACTAACAAGGTCTTGAACATAGATGACATTTCAAGTGGATTTACTGGAGAACATGATAGGACTGGTACGTTAGTTGGAAGTAGACAGTTCCAATTAAAAACCAATGGTAATCCAGCATTTAAAAAATCATATAATGCAGCATCAAGTACAGATGTGAACCTTCCACTGAATATTATTAGCATTCAAAATCATGATTTCCAAACTGGACAAGTGGTAAATCTTGACACTCAAGGTGGATCTAAAATTGGTATTGCAATTACATCATACACAACAGGAACTAAGGACATTGTGATGGCTGCGGTAACTTCTGGAGTAGGTGGTAGTTCTCTATTTGAGAATGGATATAATGTTCAAATTCCAGGCCCTGTTACAGGAACTGCTGTTACACAAAATCCTCCAGGCGCAGTGTTTACATTGTATGGATTTGGTAGTGCTGATGGTGGTTTGCCTGGCTTCACCACAACTGGATCTGGTGCTAGATTCCAAGTTAAGTTTGACTTTGATCAAGGAACTGGACAATGTATATCCACTGCTGTTGTTCTAATTAGTGGTGGTGAAGGTTATATTGTTGGTGATACTGTAGGTATTGCTGGTACATATCTTGGTGGTGCAACACCAGCTAATAACTTGTTGTTCCCTGTTACCAAAACAACAGGTTCCAGAGTCGGTATACAAACAACATACACTAATGTTCCATCTACAAATAATGGATCTGGTTCTGGTGCGATATTTAATATTACTAGAGATTCTAATTTAGATATTTCTAATGTTGGTGTTGTGACTGGTGGAACTGGATACGCTTCAACCAATGTCATAACGATTGCTGGAACATATATTGGTGGTGCGACTCCAACTAACAACATAGAATTGACTCCTGTAGAATGTGGAACAAACATCATGCCTAATGAATTATTTGTTCAGAAGGTTGATGATGTAAACTTTAGAGTTTCTGGTCTATCAACATCATTGCCATTTGAGTTTACTGGCTTAGGAACTGGCACACATCTTCTCAAAGTTCAAGATCCAAACAAACAAGCATTGATCTTGATTGACAATATTATACAAACACCTATTACAAATAAACTCCTAACTGTAGAAGTTGCAGATGCTATTAGTGCAAGTGGTGAAAACATCACAGTTGGTGCTGGTATTGGTTCACTATCAAAAGGTGATATCCTCAAGGTTGATGATGAATTTATTAAGGTAAAACAGATAGGAGAGGCGACATTTGCACAAGCAAAACAAGCTGTCGCAAACAAAGTTGTTGATAATAATTTCTACTATGATACAAAGAGAGCTAACTCAAATGTATTGAATGTAGATACAACAACTGCTACTATGGATGATAACCCTCCATATTAACTATAAATAAAGAAAAAACGTTTTTAAGTAATGTCTAAACAAGGGATTAGTACTGGTTCTGCTCCGAATGACGGCACAGGTGATACCCTGTTGGCAGGAACTATAAAGATTAACAATAATTTTAACGAGATATATGATACTTTCGGAGATGGTACTAATCTTGTAAGCTTTGTTTCCTTCGCCACTACAGCTGGTTACTCAACAAATGCTGGTATTGCATCAACATCAACTTTTTCTGGAACTGCTGCTGGTGTTTCAAGTGATATTAATATCAATACAACTGGTGTTGTAACAACATCCTATGGAGATATAGGTAAAGTTACAATTCAACAGCCTGGTGCGATTGCAGAAGGCCCTATTGAGGTTGGAACTGCAACAACAATGTTCAGAATCAAAGCTGATGGTATGGTCGGCATTGGAACATCTTTACCCACATCTCAACTAGAAGTCGCATCATTCTCAAACGAAAACCCAAGTATTTGGGCAGTTGCAAAAGGAAATGGATATGGATTGCGAGTATCCGATGCTGCAATATCAGATAACAAGTCATTTGTAGTTACCAACGAAGCATATACTGGCATCGGTTCTACTGCTCCTACATGTAGATTAGACGTACAAGGTGACGTTCTAGTCGGTGGTGCAAGCACCTTAATGGATCAAGTCAACTTCAATTCTGATATCACAGAGAAGGTTGTAGGAAACTATAGTGATATTATGCAAGTAAGTGCAGGCGGCACATTTACTATTGATGTTTCACAAGGATCTGTAGTCGTTGGAGTTGCAACAACAACAATTACTTCATGGGCATTTACAAACGTAAGTGGTGAAAACAGCAAGGCAACCACAGCAACACTTATCATCAATGCTGGAGTTGGATATACTTATGGTGATCCATGTACTGTAAATGGAGCTACTATCGCAACAGGAGTAAAATGGGTTGGAGGTAATCCGCCACCATCAACGGCAAATGATGACATTCTAACATTCAGTATCATAAGAGACGGCACTGGTGTTACCAGAGTTTATTGTTCAAGTTCTATTAACATTAGTTGAGGAAACAGAGTAAATGCCAAGAACTACGCCTGGACAAGGAGTTCTACTAAGACCAACATTTAACTCTGTTTATGGAGTAGTTAATATCGAGGTTTTAGATGGAGGAGCAGGCTATGCACAAACAGATCCACCTAAGATTGTAATAGAGGGTACAGCTACCCCTAGTGTAGAAGGAGTCTTTTACCCTAAAATATCTGGAGTTGGAACAGTATCAGAAATTATTATATTTAAAACTGGTGCTGGATATTTTCCTATATTCAATCAATCAGCACAATCAGGTGTTGTTGTAGAGAGAGGTGCATTTGGATCAATAGCTACAACTCATGCTTCTGCTGGTATAGGATACTCCGTTTTTGCTGGTGATTACAATATTGTTGACGATAATATATTCTTTACAGATGCACCTTACGGAAAAACAGGCCCTCAAGGATTACAGACTAACTCTTCATTTTCTGGTAGATTATTTTCTAGACAGCTAGATTCATTTGACCCTAAAGATAAAAACGTAATTTTAGATGATATTTCATTAGAGTTTACAGGTATTGCAGGCACACAATTTACACTGACTGAAAATACAGGTGTTGTCACTTCACTCTACAATAGTGTGAACACAGGCGTTGACATAAACAATAATCCATTTATATTAATCAATAACGTTGTTCAGACGCCAGGATTAGACTTTGAAGTAATAGACAATGCAACAAATAAACTTAATTTCTTAAGTGGAGTTCCAAGAGCAGGAAGAATCAATAAAGTAGGATTACAGACTGGTGCTGGATATTACACTCCACAAAAGGCATCTGTAAGAGTTGGTGTTGGTTCTACAGGTAGTCTTCAGTTCATTCAAATTGAAGGTAAAGGTCAAGGTTATAATGAAATACCAGAAATCACAGTTAGATCATCTCAAGGTTACGGTGCAAGTATTACCGCACTTCTAGGTCAATCATCAACAACCAGTGTTGCAATTAGTACTGCAATCTATAATCACATTGCTGGTGTTGCTACATTTACGACTGGTAGTGCTCATGGATTTGAAATTGATGATAGAGTAAGAGTTACAGGTGCTGGATTTACGTTTGCACCAGTATCTGCTGCAAGAAATATAGGTTCATTCGGATATGATTATATTACTGGTATTGCAACAGTTCAAGTTTTTGGTGGTCACTATATTGGTACAGCTGGAAATCAAAGTAAAAATCTACTTATAAAAGAAGTTCAAGTTACAGAAGGTATATCTACTTTCTTATTCAGAGAAGATGGATACCCAATCGTAAGTGTTGCTAGTACTCAAATAGTAACAGTCATGGCTGGTGTAGGTACACAACCATTGACATATGTTAGTGGTGGTCTCGTTCAAGCTGGTATTGATACTGCAATCATGGACGGTAGAAACGTCACAGGTTTTGACATAATAGGAACGACTGCAAACACCTTCAAAGCATTCGTTGGTATATCAAGTTTTGAACACAACTATGTCGGTGGTGGTGTTGTAAACAGAGCAGAAGCAGGTATCATTACAAACTTCAGTATCGTAGAGGGTGGAACTGGATTCTTTACTCCTAAACATATTGAACATATCAATCAAAACCCTCCAACTGGTATTACTACAATTACTGCTATTGGTGACAAAGATGGTGATTCAAAAAATATAAACGCACTAGAATATGATTCTCTTTCTGGTGTTGCAACTATTACTTCTGCATCTGCTCATGGATTGACAACTTCAAGCGTTGTCAAGTTATCTGGTATCGCATTTAGCACAGGTGTTGGAGATATTATATTTCCGTCCGACACTCAAAAGTATTTTGGTGTTACTGGTATAGTAAGTACACTTAACTTCAATGTCAATATTGGTATTGCAATGACTACCACTGGTATTCACACTGCCAATGTTGGATCTGGTATTGGTTCATTCATTCCATACAAAGGTCATGGATTAGAGAATGATGACTTTATTCAGGCTACTGGTATTGCAGTCACATTCACAAGTGCCCCTGCTGTACAAGTTGGTCATGTTGAGTATGATGAGTCATCTGGTATTGCAACTGTTACTACAAGAAAAGATCACAATCTTACAGAAGATGATTGTGTCGTTCTATCTGGCATCGCATTTACTTGCGACTATGACCCCGCTTTAAATATCGGAACTGCATCATATAACAATATAACTGGAGTTCTAACTGTCACTACTGCTGCTCCTCACGGCTACAAAGTAGGTAAAGATGTTATTCTAACTGGTCTTGCATTTACATGTGCTTTAGATAATGGTGCTTATCAACATTATTATCCAAGAAGTAGATCAACTGCATACGATACTTCTATTCCAATCGTAGGTTATTCTGGAACTGCACTTGAAGTAGATGTCGGTATATCTCGTGTAAAAAATCAGTATATTCATAGATTTGAGGAGGCTCTTCCTGGCGCATTGATATATGGTGGAGATTATCCTCACCAATTCCTTCGTGCAGAAGAAGGCGCATTACTGACTGGTGGGCCATATCCGCATGTCTGGCTTAATTCTACTGCAACATCCACATTTGCTGGTGGTGATTATGCACACACATATGTGAGTTCTGATCCAAAAACTATTAAAGTTGGTGGGGACTATGAACATCAATTCGTAGCTTCCGAAACCATACCTAACTCAATATCCATAGTTGGTGGTGGAACAACAACACCCACTAACGCTGACTACAATCCTGGCACTGGATCTTTGGTGCTGACTGTTGCGAATCATGGTCTTTCAGGCCCTACACAACACTCAATAACAACCGCAAATTATAACCCTATTGTGGGTATCATGACTTTGACCATGCCTAGTCATGGATTCTCAAATGGTGATGAAGTTAGAATAGCAGATGAATCTATAGGTTGGAAGTGTTCATTAGACGCATTTACATCAACCAAATATTATCCAAGATCGACTGATCCTATAAGTGACTCGTGGATACCAATCAGTAACGTTTCTACCGATACATTTGAAGTCTTTGCTGGTATTACTACTAGATTGGATTATACAGTGTCTGGGGCGGACTACACACCCTCTGTAGGTGTTATGACAATGAGTATTGGAACTCATGACTTAACAGTAGGACAGAGTATTAAGTTTAGAGATGGTTCATTAGGATTCTCATGTACTGCTGACGGAAATAGTTCTACAAAATACTATCCAAGAGCAAAAGATCCAACTTACAATACTGCCGTTCCAATCACAGGTGTAGCTGGAACGACTATTACAGTCAATGCTGGTATCTCAACTATCGTCAAGTATAACATAAGATTTGCAGACTATACACCAGCATTAGGTGTCATGACTGTATCTGTTGATAGATTACATGGTTTTCAAACTGGTGAGTCTATCAAATTTAAAAATGGATCTTTAGTATTCAAATGTGAACAAGATGGTTTCCAAACCAATCACTTCTACCCAAGACCAAGTGACCCTTACTATGATAAACCAGTAGAGATTATTGGTGCTGCTGGTACTATGTTTACAGTCAACGTAGGCCCTACAACCTCTGCTAATGTTTATCAATTTGTACCTAATCAAGGTATAGCTGTTGAGGGTGTTATCGCTGGTGGAGATTATCCATACTCATTAGTTGGTGTTGGTACTGATGCAGTCATAACTGGTGGTGGAGATTATACACCTTACGTTTATGTTTCGTCAAATGCGAATAACGTTGAAAGACCATCACAAAGAATACAGATAGCAGAGGGTGCATTATCATTTAAGTGTGCTAAAGATAACTATGCAACTATACATGCATATCCTCGTAAGACAGACCCAGTATACAATACAAACATAGGAATTATTTCAGCTACCACTAATACCTTTGAAGTGAGAGTTGGTGTGTCTACAATCGAAGAGCGTTCAATATCAACATCAACATACAACCCTGCAACTGGTGAATTTGTGATGAATGTTGGTGCTGGACACTCATACATCAATGAATCGGCTCATACAATTTCGACGGCAACGTATAATCCTAGTACTGGTGTACTAGAACCAACCATTGCAAATCATGGTTTCGTTGCTGGTGAATATGTTAAGTTTGACTTAGAATCAATTACATTCAAATGTGATAAAGATGGATATACTGCTGATAAGGCATATCCAAGATACTCTGATCCTTATTTGAATCAGTGGTTGCCAATTTACAACGTTGGTGTAAATACATTCTCCGTATTTGTTGGTATATCCACTATTGTAAATACACATTGGTTCCAGAGTGCAACCACTGGTGGTCTTAAGAAAGCAAGAGATACCGTTGGTATTAATACTGCATCTATAATATTCACATGTGCTAGAGATAATTACGCAACAGAACACGCCTATCCTCGTCCTGATGATCCTATTGGTGGTAATGTATCCGTTGGTATCGGTTCTACATCTGCTGATACTATAACAATCAATGTTGGCGTATCAACAATAGTTAATTACAATATTTCAACTGCATCATATACAGCTAGCACAGGTATCATGACTGTGTTCTCTAATGTTCATGGATTCAATGGATCATATGTTAGAAATGTAGAATTTGCAACTTATGATGCTGGATCTGGTATTATGACTGTGACATCTGCTGGTCATGGAATGGTTACTGGTAATAGAGTTCAGTTTGAGAGAGATTCTATAAGATTTAGATGTAAGATGGATGGTCGATTATCCATTAAGAGTTACCCAAGAAGAAAAGATCCATCTGATCAAAAATGGTTATCAGTTACAACTGTTGATCTTGATAAGTTTAGCGTAAACGTAGGAACATCTCCTCTAGTTTATCATACTCCTACAAGTGGATCATACGATCCTTTCACTGGATTAATGACGATTGATATTGGATCTCATACACTCCAAAAAGGAACTTCTGTCAAGTTAAAAACAAATGGATTCAAATTTACTTGCGCTTTAGACAATCATGCGACATTCCACTATTACCCAAGGAAATCTGGCCTCAATGGCCCAGATCCTGCTTACAATACTGCTGTTAAGATTACTGCTACTACAGATACCACCATTACTCTGGACGTAGGAACATCATCTAATCAGACTGAACATATTCTAGTCTCCTCTGTCAACAATGCAGTCATTAGTGGTGGTAATTATCTTCATACATTTGAAAACGCAAAACTCGGCGGATTGTTGATTGCTAGAGATACCATAGGTCTTGCTACAGATTCATACACATTTAGATGTGCTCAGGACGGATATGCAACAGATCACACATATCCTAGAAGCACTGACCCAATACACAATGTAGAAGTTGGTGTTGTCACCTCTACCTTGGATACATTCACAATCAATGTTGGTATTACATCTAGAGTTAAGTTCAATGTAACGAATGCTACCTATGATGCAAACAGTGGATTGGCAACGATAACCACTGACTCATCACATGGATTATCTACCACAACATCAGTTGGTTTAGTGACAGGTGGATTGATTTACTCTTGCTCTATGGATCAATATGCAACAGAACATCCATATCCTAGAACTACAGACCCTGCACATAACACTGCATTATATCCAACTTCTGTAACATCTAACAACGTAACTTTGAATGTTGGTGTTTCTACTAGGGTTGCATATAATATTAACCATGCAGACTATCATGAGTCTATAGGTATCATGACAGCATTCTTACCAGTTGTTCATGGTATTACAACTGCTGCTGGTGTTGGTAGAAATGTAAAATTAAGAACTGAGGGAATTTTATTCTCATGCTCACAGGATAACTATACTACAAAACAATTCTATCCAAAAGGGGGAGATCCTTATTACAATGGATCTCTGATTACTAGAGTCATTGACAATAATACTATTGAAACACAGGTAGGGCCATCTACCACACCTAGTTTCTATAACTCTGGTGGTAAAATTCAAGGTGTCATACTTGCACCTAGACTGAATAACAACTCTCCTAGTGGAACTGACTTTGCTGCTGGTGGTACATTTGTAGATAAGATTATCGACAGTAAAACATATGTTGTTAATGTTGGTATTTCAACTGTAGATCACAACTATGCAAGAGCTGGATTATCACAAAAAGGTAAGAGAATTGCATCATCTATAGAACAAGGATTCTCTGGGTATGATGTAATTGAGAAACTAGATTCTGCGACCTTCCGAGTTAATGCTGGATTAACAACACAAAAAGCATTGTATAAGAGAGGTGGCGAAGTTACTAAACCTGTATTTGTTGATATTGCAGAACCAGACAAGATGTTCAATAGAAATCTGGTGTATGCTTCAGGTAATTCAGGTATTGGAACAAACTCTAAGATTGATTTCCGTATCAATGTTGATGGTAATATTTCAGAGTTTAATATTCTTGAGGAAGGAACAGCATTCAAGGTTGGTGATAATTTAACAGTTTCTGGTATTGCAACAGACCCAAGAGTAGGTGTATTAACAGAATTCAAGCTAACAGTTGAAGAATTAGAGAATGATAGTTTCTCTGGATTCTATCCTGGCCAGTTCATATTGTTTGACGACATCGCACCATTCTTTAACGGAACTCGTAAGAAGTTTACTCTATCAGTAACAACTAGCGGTGTGACAGAGATCTTAAGTCTCAAGACATTGCCTGGTAGTGATATGGATATTACAAATAATATCTTCATCTACATTAATGATATTTTACAAACACCACAGACCTCTTACATATACAAGGGTAGTAGAGTTATATTTACTGAAGCACCAAAACCAAATTCTAAGTGTTCTGTATTCTACTTTAGAGGATCTAAGAGAGATGTTGAAACTGTTGAACCAGTTCAGTCATTGAAGCCTGGTGATACAGTCCAAATTAAAGAAAACAGATTTGATGTAACAGACGTAGATCAGTTCGAGAGAACAAGTAAGAGAATCGTTGCTTCCGATCTCTTAGAAACATTCACATATAATAGCATTGGAATCAACACTGCACAAGACGCTGATAGACCCCTTTCATGGGAGAAACAGAGAGGTGATCAAATTCTTTCTGGTGTATTAGTATCGAAGGCAAGACCTAGTTTGAAGAGTAAGGTTCTACCTACAACCAGACTAATTAAAAATGTTGGTAAGACTGATGATACCATTTACGTCAACAATGTGTATCCATTATTCAACGCTATTGATAAACTCATACAAGCAGAAAATACTATTCAGATATTCGATGATAATGAAATCATACCAGGCGTAGTAACATCTATTGTTTCTACATCCTCAAGTATATCATCTCTGACTGTAAGTTTTGGTGGTACTGGATATTCAATTACAAATCCAGAAATTTCAATATCAAATGCTAAGATCAATCGTAAAGACCCAATTAAGGATTGGCAGTTTGATGGTATCAGTGGTATTATTCAGGCGGTAAATTTCAAAGCAATCACACAGTCAGAACCATATGTTGCTGTTGGTTCAAGTAGTTACTACATGAACACTAAGAGTGGTACTTTCTGGGAAAGAGGACAAATAGGATTTGGTAATACAGTTCAGTTTAATGGTGTGGGTATGGGATACTCACAAGGTAATACTAACGTCAATTATGTCATGGCAGTTGGAGATGGTGCTTCAATGGCAAGATCAGTTGCAGTTGGTAATAGTATGTCTGCTTGGACTCCTATTGATTTGAAAGAGAAGAGAGTAATCCCTGCAATAAACGTAACCAATACATTTGATAGTACATATACTGGTAGTTTTAAGGATGTTATCTGGGAGAGATCAAGAGATACATGGGTTGCAGTTGGTGCTGCTGGATCTATCTTTACTGCGGTTGGTATGACAACAGCAGAGGCATTCAGTCAATACTCTGGAACTCTAGAAACATTGAACTCTATCGCATACGGACAAGCAGAATTCATTGCAGTTGGTAATGGTGGTGCTGTTATTGCTTCTAATGATGGTCTAATTTGGTCAGATAAGGTAAGTAATACAGTTCAAGATATTAATGATGTCATTTATGATGGTAGTAAATTTATCTTTGTTGGTAACAACGGAACCATTGGTCTTTCTACTGACAAGAATTTCTGGCAACCTTACAGTCAACAATTACCAGCTGGCACACAACACCCTGCAACATTTGACTTCGCTAAAATTAAATACTTCAACAACTTCTACATCGGTATTAGTACAGTAGGAGATGTTTACTACTCATTTGACCTAGCAAACTGGAATAAGAGAGATATAACACATCCAAACGAAATTCGTGATATTGCGAATACACCATATGGTGATTTCAATAGCACAAGAATACTCGCTGTAGGTAGTGGAACAACTCAATTCTATGCTGACCCAGTTATCAACAGAGCGACTGCAACTGCATCGGTAACTGCTGGTGTAATAACCTCTGTAACAGTTACAGATGGTGGATTTGGTTATGATGTTGGTAGTTCACCCCCAGTTCTTGTTCAAACTGACAAGACTAGGAGAGAAGATATATTCTCTATAAATGCAAAAGGAGACTTTGGTGATATTGTAGGAATAAATACATGGTTGCCAGGCACTGCCAACGTATTACCTAGATTAGCATTTACATTGAAATCTCAATTCAATGATAACACTAACTTGGGATATGGATATTCTTCACTCAACCAGCTTGGAGTGAATTTCACTGGATTACAGAAAGGTGACTTCTTCACCATCTACGATAGTCCTTTAGTTGTTGGTCATGCACTTACTGGTATTACAACTTCTAGTGGTTCAAATGTAGCCGTTGGAATGGTGACTGAGGGTGACTATTTGGGAGGTGTATTCAGAGTAGAAACAATCACTCCTGGCGATGCAGTCTCTGGACTTGCCACTGTAACGTGTGCGTTCTTGCCTGGCCCTATATCATACGGTAACAATGTAATTCAAGTTGGTCTTGCTGTAACAGCAAACACAGATACCTTCTGGGGTAAATATAGTTGGGGTCAAATCTATGGATATCAGAATCGTGGTTCTGGAAATCCCGAAGAATTTTTCGTCAATAACATGAATGGTAATACTGGATTATCTACAGCATCTGTAGTTTCTAGAAAGAAACCATTAACTTAACCACTAAATAAAAGAAAAAAACGTTTTTTTAAAATGCCTGCTATTATATCCGAACAGTTTAGAATTCTAAATGCCGAGACTTTTGTGAAAAGTTTTGTCGGAGTCGGATCTACTGTAAACAAATATTATGCTTTCATGGGATTACCAAATTCCATCGAACCAGCGGCAGGCGGTACTGCCACATGGGCCACCAACACCCCTGCACCTCTAGATGGATTCGAGGAAGAATACTCCATAAAAGAGTCTATCATTGCGATGAAGAAGGTTACAGATAAAGATGTTCGTAGACTTGTAAGGAAGGTAAAGTGGGTAGCTGGAACAACCTATGAGATGTACAGACATGACTATAATATTTACAATCTCACACCAATTACTTCACAAGGTAGTTTGTATGAAGCAAATTACTACATAGTGAATGAAGACTTGAAAGTTTACGTTTGTCTACAAAATGGATCAGACCCAGAGAACCCAAAGGGGAGGCCTTCATATGACCAACCCACATTTGTTGACCTTGAACCAAGGGCAGCTGGCACTAGTGGCGATGGTTATGTTTGGAAATACCTTTACACGATTAAGCCATCCGAAATCGTTAAATTTGACTCTATTGAATACATACCAGTGCCCGAAAACTGGGGGGCTGAGGGCGAGACTGTTGCAACACAGGCTAATGCTATAGATGGAAAGATCGAAGTTATTGTTGTCAATGATCGAGGCTCTAACTATCAACCGATCAGTACATCTTTTGCCAATGTTCCGATTCTCGGAGATGGATCAGGAGGAAAGGCTACAATTACGATTGATTCTTTCGGAAAGGTATCTGAAGTATTTGTTACAGATGGAGGAGAAGGATACACCCACGGATCTATACAGTTCTTTCCAGGCGCTCCTGGCTCTGAGTCTGGCGGTGTTCTTGCTAACCTTACCAACACAGGAATAGGAACGACATCTATCGCTGGTTTCAGTGTTATAATTCCACCAAAGGGGGGACATGGGTACGATGTCTATAGAGAATTAGGAGCATACAGAGCGTTATTATATTCAAGATTTGAAACAATAGAAACTAACCCTGATATCATTGAAGGTAATGACTTTGCTAGAGTTGGTCTTATAAAAAATCCCACCGTATTCGGTAGTAGTACAGAATTACTAGACACTGCAATGGTGAGTGGTCTAAAAGCAATTAAACTTGCTGGTGTAACAACAGCTACAACTTATGCCGTTGACTCTCAGATAACACAAACAGTTGGTTTAGGATCTACTGCGATAGGATATGTTGCATCATGGGACAAAGTTACTGGAGTATTGAAGTATTATCAACCAGCTGGTGCAGCATCAAGTGCTACTGGTTATAAGATAATTCCATTTACATCTAATCCAGATCCAGGCTACGGAGTTACAATTATTGGTTCTTCTGTAGTTGGTTCAATGTTGTCTGTTGACACCTCTTATAACGGTGTCAGTACCTCAATAAATAATAAGACATATCAACTTGGTATGAGTTTTAGTGCTGGTATATCATCAGCAGAATTTAATACTAAGTCAGGTGAAATAATCTATATTGATAACAGAACTGCGATTCCTAGATCCGCAAGTCAAAAAGAAGACATCAAAATAGTGCTGGAGTTTTAAAAGCAAATGCCACAGAATACCAACTTAAATTCATCTCCATACTTTGATGATTTTGAAGAACTAAAAAATTATCAGAGGGTACTATTCAAACCAGGCTTACCTGTACAGTCTAGAGAACTTACCACACTTCAATCTATTCTACAGAACCAGATTGAAAAATTTGGTAAGCATTTCTTTAAGGAAGGTTCTGTTGTAATTCCTGGCCAAATCGCATATGATTCGGACTACACTGCTGTACAAATTGATGATACTCACTTAGGTATTCCTGTATCTCTTTACCTAGAGAACTTGATTGGAAAGAAGATTAAAGGTGAAACTAGTGGTGTTACTGCTAAAGTAGAAAATTATATTACAAATAGAGAATCATCTAAAGGTGCATATACTCTATACATCAAGTATCAAAGTTCTAGTGATACTGATTTTTCTAGGGTAATCTTTGCAGATGGTGAAAACTTAATATTAGAAGAAGATTTAAACTATTCCCTTTCTAGCATCAGATCTGGTGCTAGTTTTGCGACAACAATCATATCTAACTCAACAGCTACTGGTGCGGCTGCAAAGATTGCTCAGGGTGTCTATTTTATCAGAGGATTTTTTGTCACCGTTGCTGACTCCACAGTTATACTAGATCAGTATAGTAATGCACCATCATACAGAGTTGGTTTATTGGTAAAAGAAGAGTTAGTTACTGCTTCTGCATCTGACAACGATCTATATGATAATGCAAGAGGATTCTCAAACTTTGCAGCGCCTGGTGCTGATAGATTCAAACTATCTACAACTCTAATTAAGAAATCTCTCACAGATCTAAATGATGAGAACTTTGTAGAATTGATGAGGATTGATAATGGTGAATTACAGAAATTTGTTAAAGAATCAAACTACAATTTAATCCGTGATGAATTAGCGAAGAGAACATTTGATGAATCAGGACATTACTATGTAAATCCATTTAGTGTTTCCACTAAAGAATCTTTAAACAACAGAGTTGGTAATGATGGTGCCTTCTACTCAAATCAATTAACTCAACAGGGTAATGTTCCTACAGATGATTTAATGACTTTGAACGTAGGGCCAGGAAAAGCTTATGTAAAAGGATATGAAGTAGAAACAATCAGCACCACATCCATAGACGTAGAGAAACCAAGAACTACTGATAGAGTATTCAACGAATCTATACCATTCAGTATTGGTAGAAAAATAGAACTCAATCATGTAAGTGGTTCACCCCCTATAGGAATAGGCACAGACTCATATGTAAATCTCTTCAACAAGAGAACTGCAACTGTTGGGGAAGGTAATGGTGAACAAATTGGTGTTGCTAGATTATATGATATCAAAGTAAAGAATGTTGGATATGCAGATTCAGCAACAGTCTTTGAATCATCTCTTTATGATATTCAAACATTCACATACCTTCAACTAAACACAGGAACCAGCGTAACTGTTCCTTCCTTTATTGAGGGTAAAAATAGTAGTGCAACAGGATATGCTTACGAAGCCTCAAATAATTCTACACAGTTAGTTTTATATCAAGTAAACGGGCAGTTCCAAGCTGGAGAACAGATAGAAATAAATGGTGTCGATGTATCCAGAAGTATTAATAGAGTAGAAGACTATGGGGTTGATGATATTAAACAGTTAGTAGGAAATGATCCTACCAATTACAAGTTTAGTGCTGACCCTGTTTTAGGATTAGGACATCTGATTGCTCCGATTGCAACACAATTCACTGTAAGTGCAAAATCTGGTGGTGCATCTACAATCACTTCTCCTAGTGCAAACTTTGGTAGTGCTGGAATTAAAACTGGAGACATCATTCAATACAGTGTATCTGGTAATAATGTTCCAACATTCAACCGTGTCACGGCTCAGACTGCTACGAATATTACTCTCGAAGCTGTCCCTGATGTTACTAACGTCAACTCAGGTGCATTACCATCTGCTGATGTTAATGTAAATGACTTATTCAAGGTTACTTTAGAAGTTAAGAATAACTCTACTGCATTTTTATTCAGTGAATTGACTAGACCTAATGTTGCGAGCGTAGACACAAATGGTGCGAATCTTATATTTAGAAAGTCATATTCGATCACTGTTGCTAATAATGCCTTTAGTGGAACATTAGAAACAGATGCTGATTTAAACTTAGAACCATTTGATGAAGAAGATTATAACTTGTCATTCAAAACAACTGGTGTTGTAGAAAACTTAACAGATCAAAAACTTACAGTTAGTGGAAGAACAGTAACCTTATCTGGATTATCTGTTGCCTCTGGTGCTGCAGTTTTAACAGTTACTTGGAAGAAAGTAAATGTAAAACCAAAATCAAAAGTATTAAACAGAGCAACAACTTACACAGTTAATAAGTCCGCAAAAACCCAGTCAGGCACTGGATTAATGAAGTTAAATGATGGATTAACTTATGATGGAGTCTATGGTAATCGAGTGCAAGACAAGAGAATATCCTTAGGCGTTTGTGATGTTGCTTATGTTCTTGCTATCTTAGAATCTTCAACTACTGATGACCCTCAGTTACCTATTCTCCAACTTACTGGTTTGAATACCAATATTCTTAATGCTCTACGAGGTGAGAATATAATTGGTAAAAACTCTGGTGCATCTGCTGTATTTGTATCAACAAATGGATCTAATGAAGTTAATTTCGTTTACCAGAATGAAAATACATTTGAAGTTGGCGAAGAAGTTACTTTTGAAGAAACAAATGTACAAGGTGTAGTTCAGACATTTATTCCTGGCGATAAGGATATTCAGAATGACTTTGAGTTTGATCCTGGCCAAGAAATGGATTATGTTGACTTCTCTTATATCGTTAGAAAACAAGGAACTGAAGCTCCCACAAGAAGAATTACAGTCATTTACAATAACTATGTAATTGATGCTGCAGACCCAGGCGACTTTGTAACTGTAAATTCATATGACTCTAGTTTATATAAGAACAGTTTACCTACTGTGGGTGGAATATATGCTTCTGATATTATTGATTTAAGACCAAGAGTAACTAGTGCTGTTGCAAGTAGATCTCCTGGCGAGTTCTTTGCTAGACAATTTGAGTCTGGTACATCCTCCACATCACATATTATTGCACAGGATAAGTCATTCAATATTTCATATGATTACTACCTTGGCAGAATAGACAAACTTTTCTTAAGTAAAGAAGGTATTTTCTCAATATTAAAGGGAGCACCAGCAGTCTATCCAAAACTACCAAACACGATAGACAATGCATTAGAAGTGGCTACCATTGAGATGCCTCCTTATGTTTATAACACAGATGATGTAAAATTAACTATCGCTAAACACAAACGATTCCGAATGAAGGATATCGCTACTATTGAGGATAGAGTTAAGAATATTGAATACTATACATCTTTGTCTTTACTTGAAGTAGAAACAACTAATATGTCTCTTCGTGATCCACAGACTAACCTTGATAGATTTAAGTCTGGATTCTTCGTTGACAACTTTAAGTCTGTGACTTCTGGTGATGTCACAAATAGACAATTTAAAGCATCTATTGACTCTACTGAAGGAAGATTAAGACCACAGCACTATACAACTTCTATTGATTTATTACTTGGATCAGAAGCTATCGTTGGTGCCGCAACATCATCTAATCCATCAGCGGACTATAGATTTGCAGGCGACTTAGGTGATTCTAATGTTAGAAGAGTTGGTGATGTTGTATGTTTGAATTATGATGACACTATTTTCCTAGAAAACAAATTTGCTACTAGAATTGTAAACGTAAACCCATTTGCTGTTGTAAACTGGATTGGACAAGTTGAACTAAACCCTGCAACTGATACATGGATTGAAACTAGAAGAACTTCTGCAACATACGATATTGAAGGTAGTTTCAATTCAATGATGGGAATGACTGGCGCTGATAGTAATACTGGTCTTTCACCTGTTGACTGGGGTGGTTGGGAAACTACATGGACAGGAAGAAGTTCAACATTAGGCCCTGCTACTAGGGTTGAAACACAATCAACAGTTCTTTCAAGAAGAGTTCAAAAACGTGGCCCATTTGTAGGCCCTCGTAGAGGTGGTATTCCAATCACTACAACTACACAATTCTTGGACAGAAGAGAGGTATTTAGAACTGAGACTACAGTTACTAGAAGCAATCAAACTAGAGAGGGTATTCAATTTAGAGTTGGTGAGAGATTTGACACTACAAGTCTTGGCGATAAAGTAGTTAACACAGAAGTTGTCGCTACAATGAGATCTAGAAACATTGAATTTGTTTGTAGAAGATTGAAACCAAATACAAGATTATATCCATTCTTCGATAACATTGACATGGCAAGATTTGTTGTGCCTAAACTTGTTGAAGTCACAATGGTATCTGGTACGTTTGGTGCTGGTGAAATTGTCGAAGGAAGTCGTCCTAACTCAAATAATGATGCAATTAGATTTAGATTGGCCAATCAGAACCATAAGTATGGCCCATACAATGCACCAACACAAACATATAAACAAAATCCATACGAACCATCTTCTGCTATATCATCAACATATTCGTCAACAACTACAATTCTAAACGTTGATACTGCATCCTTAGAACTTCAAGCTGCATCTGGATTCTATGGATACATTACTACTGGAATGAAGTTAATTGGTCAATCCAGTGGTGCTATTGCAACAGTATCCAATATCAGACTTATTACAGATAAGGCAGGAGTTCTTATAGGTTCTCTATTCTTACCCGATCCAACAGTCCCTTCTGCACCTACATTCAACACTGGTACTAAGACGTTTACATTATCATCCAGTTCTACTAATCAAACTATCTCTGGATTCACAGATAGTGAAGGTTCAGCTAATTTCACTGCTTCTGGAACTTTACAGACAGTTGAGGCATCTACTCTCAGAACAAGAAACGCAGATGTTCAAAGAATACCACAATCTGATTCTAGACAAATATCAAGCACAGATACAAGAGAAGTAGTAAACGTTGCATTTAATCAAAGAACAACTCGACAAACAAGATGGGTTGACCCTCTTGCACAGTCATTTGAAGTTCCTGATGTTAATGGAGTCTACTTAACTAAGTGTGATGTCTATTTCTCAGCGAAGGACACAAATGAATTGCCTGTTACACTTCAAGTAAGAACACTACAGACTGGTTTACCTACTCAAGAAATATTACCATTTGGTGAGTGTATTCTTGACCCTGATGAAGTTGTCTTATCTGATGATGGATCTAAAGCTACAACATTTACATTCCCATCACCTGTTTATTGTGAAGGTGGAGGAGAGTTTGCTCTTGTTCTTCTTTCTGCATCTAACGAATATTTTGTGTACATCTCTAGGATGGGTGAAGAAGATATCACCACAGTCAATGCTGCAGATTCTGAAAAGATTATTGTATCTCAACAACCTCTACTTGGTTCACTATTCAAATCACAGAACGGTGCTACATGGGATCCTAGTCAGTTAGAAGACTTGAAGTTCAATTTATACAGAGCGGAATTTACTGCAAATTCTGGTAGTGTTAATTTCTATAATCCTGATTTAGATATTGGAAACAGACAGATTGTTTCTCTTGTTCCTAATCCAATCGACATGGTTTCATACAACGCTGTTGTAGGATTAGCAAAAAGTTTGACAACTGCTGAACAAACTGGTTTAACAGAAGGAACTACAATCTATCAACAGAGTAATCCAAACTTCAAGGCGAACTTGAATAAACTTCTTGGTGCAATCGGTATCGGTAGTAATCTAACAATCACAAATTCTGGTACTGGATTTGCTACAACATCTGTTGTTTACTCCAATATACCTTTAATATCAAAATTTGGAAGAGGAACTGGTGCAACTGTAAACTTAACTGTAAATGGTGGAGTAGGTGTTGCAGCAACAGTCGCTATTGGTGGAACTGGATATTCAGCTGGTGATGTACTTACAGTATCTGCAACAAACACTGGTGGTTTTGGTAAGAATCTTGAATTAAGTATTCCTAATAATGTTGGTGTTATAAGTGCCTTCAATACATTAGTCCTGAACAATATTCAGGGTAAACCTAAAGTTGACTCATCATCTGCTATTGTATATGTTGGTGGAGGCGGAACCAGTGTTGTAAGTGGTGGAGCTATTAGATATCTTAATGACATCAACGATGGATTACATTTCCGTGTAAGACATAATAATCATGGTATGTACTCTCCTTTAGATAAAGTTATTCTTTCTGGAGTAGAGGGTGATGTTAAACCTGAGAAACTAACTGCTACGGTAGATTCTTCAAGTACAAGTGATATCACAGTAACAGCTGTTGGTATATTTACTTCGTTTGAGGGTGCAGAAGTTAATGCTTCAAACCCAGGCTATGCAAAAATTGGAAATGAGATCATTAGATACACTGGTGTTACCACTTCATCTTCATCATTGAACAATATCACAAGATCTATGGATGAAACCAAAGCTGGTGACTATAACATCAATGATAAGATATTCAAGTATGAAATGAATAGCGTATCTTTGAGAAGAATTAATACATCTCATAAGATGTCTGACACAGACACTTCTAAGTATCCAGTTGATGTAGACCACTACTGGTTGAAGGTTGGTATTTCTAGCCGTGGACTAGACAGATCAACTGGAAATGCTAGTGGATTACCAGAATTGTTCTTTAGAGAAACTAAGTCTGGTGGTAGTTATGATCAACAGTATGTACAAGTTGGAACACCATATGGGCCAATGGCAACACAAAATATTGCGTTCAACATTGTTAGACCTAATTTTTCTACTTTACTTCCTGATGGAACAGATATATCAGGTAGAATGAGAACATTTAGTGGTAATAGTCCTGATGGAAACTTAAGTGGATTTGTGGATCAGGGATTTGAGAGTATATCATTAAACAGCAATAATGTTCTACCCACTCCTAGAATTATTGCATCTAAAACAAATGAATTAGATAAGTTGGTTGATTTCCCTGGCAGAAAATCATTTACACTACAAGCTTTCTTAACTACACAAGATACAAAAGTAAGTCCTATGATTGACTTGGATAGAGTCAATATGGTCACTGTTATGGACAGACTTAACTCTAAAATTACAGATTATGCTACAGATTCCAGAGTCAACTCCCTTGACGCTGATCCAAGTGCAGCAATTTATCTTTCTAAAGTAGTATCCCTTGAGAAGGCTGCAGATGGTTTGAAGGTTATGTTTGATGCTTACAGACACTCTACTAATGATATTAGAGTATTATACAGAGTATTCAGAATTGATGCTCCACCACAGTATCAATTATTTGAACTATTCCCTGGCTTTGAAAACCTAGATTCTAATGGTGTTGTAATTGATCCAGCTAAGAATAATGGTAAACCAGACAGAAGAATCTTAGCATCTCAGACAGATCAAGACTATAAAGAATATGAGTTCAATATAAAAGATCTACCACAGTTTAACGGATTCCAGATTAAAATTATCATGTCGGGAACTAACTTTGCTTATGTTCCAAAGATCCGTGATCTAAGAGCTATCGCATCTATCTAATGAAAAAAGTAAAAGTGAAAGATAGTAATTCTCTTTATAGAGATGAAGAGAGTGGTGCTATATTGAATTGTAATGATGCTGCATACAATAACTACCTCAAAATGAAAGAAAATAAAATGAAAGAGGTAAGTGAAATGGATAAACTAAAGGATGACGTTGATGAACTCAAGGATATGATGAAGCTAATTTTAAGTAAATTAGATAAATAACTAAAACTCCTCTTGAAAGATGACAGCTAGGAACATCAATTTAGTTTTAGATCAAGGTGTAGATTTTGAGGCAACTTTTACTGTTAGAAATGAAGATCAAAGTTCTTTAAATTTAACTGGATACACTGGAGAAGCTAAAATAAAGAAACATCCAGAGGCAACAAAGTTCAATTCTTTTGTTGTGTCATTTCCTAATAGAGTTAATGGACAGATAAAAGTAGCGTTGGCATCGACTGTCACATCTACAATAGAAGGAGGAAGATATGTGTATGATCTGGTTTTGACATCGCCTAATGCGTACAAGACTAGACCAATACAAGGAAATGTTCTCGTAATTCCAGGCGTAACATAATGGCAGATTACTTAGTAACCCTTAACGAACCTGGCAGATACAATGTCGGTGTAGACTATGAGATTCCCTCTAAGTCTATTCAGTATGGGAACATATTGATAGGAAAGACTCCAGCACAAGATGGGTCTGAAACTACATTTTCATTAAATGATCAAGGAGCACCCTACTCTCCTAACAACAACCAACAACTTATTGTAACTAAAAATGGTCTTTTCTTAGATCCATCAAACGATTACAATATATCTGGGGATCAGATTGTGTTTACAACTGCTCCAGCAAACTCAGATGACATAGTTATTATTGCTTTAGCTGCAGCCGCAGATTTGACACGAACTGTCAACTATGTTATCGATAGTGGAAGTCTCCCAATGCAAACTGGAGACAAAGGTAAGTTAACCATAGATGTTACTGGTGTAATAGAACAGATCAGAGTTTTGTCTGATCAGACTGGTGATATTACATTTGAAATAGAGAAAACAACTTTTGCTGATTATCCTAATTTTTCTACCATGACTGGTGGAAATAGAGTTCAACTTACCAATACTGATAAATACTTTGATGATGTCCTAAATAATTGGACATCCACGATTGTAGCGGGAGATATTCTCCGTTTCAACGTGATAAGCGTGAACAATATTAGAAGGATACTAATCTCTCTAAAATTAAAATTATAAATAAAGATAGTTCTTAGTTCAACTAGACCCCTAGAGGTAGTTTTTCAATGGCATTACTCGTTCCTAATATTGGTGAAATTGAGTCGCTACGTTATCTGATCGCTCAGAATAACTTTGTCGCAGATTTAGAAGATACATCACCGCGAAATCTTGTGTTAAAACTTTTCACAAGTAACACAACCCCTGCCGAGGGAGATGTTCCGTCTGCAACAGCATACTTTGAACCATATATTGACGGAAACGTTAATGGTTACGGTACTACTGCAAACACTGGTTATCCTGTTTGTGTAAACAACAGATCAGACCAAGATTACAACCAGCAGTACGGTATCTTGTTAAACGGATCTAGATGGGTAATTAAGAACGTTGGATCTGGAACAACTGCTACATATCCAGAACAGACTTTTACTTTCACTGGCCCTGCTGGAAACATCTACGGTTACTATGTAACTCGTGCAAATAACATGCCTGTCGCAGTACAGGGTGTTGTACACGGTGCAAGTGTTGGTATTGGAACCACAGTTACTAAAGGTAATAACACCGACCCATGTATCGGTATTGTTGGTAACTCTTACATCACCATTGACCCACAGGTTAGCATCGATGATCTAACTCTTGGTCAGTTCGTTGCTGGTAACGCTGGTGTTGCTACTGGAACGAAGATAATTGGTATTGACCGAGCGTATCGAACGATTTACATTGATAAACCTCTGGTTGATAACATACAGGTTGCGACTGACCCATCAGTCACATTCAGTTTCGGTAAGATTTCTATTACTAACCACGGATTAAAGGCTGGAGACATCCTTTATGTTAACGCTGGTACAGGTAATACAACTCTTGAATCTAATGTTTACACTGTCTTTAATGTACCAAACGCAGATGAGTTTGTAACAACTCCATCTCTAACTGCTACATCAAACGGTAACTTGGGATTAAACACTGCGACTCTTTACAGTTCTATCATGTACGCTGAAAGATTCACAAACGGCCCATACAACATTCAGAACAATGGAGACCAAATCAAGATTACTCTAAACGTCGCACTCGACTAATAGAAACACTAAATATCAATATGTGGACTCTGCTTTATAACTAAGGCAGGGTCTTTTTATTCGGAGAACTCATTGACAGTATTCGTCTATGACAATACGAAGATAGACGTATTCACTACATTTGACGGTGGGGATATCACCGTGGGATCTAGTGAAAATATTGACTATGGCGACATAAATCAAAATGTAGAACCCGAAAGAGACGAGAATTTTTTCTTTGTAAACGATAGAGGATTAATAACAGCAACAGCAGATATACTACCATTTGGCCCAATAGAAGTAGTAGATGGAAGAGATGAGTTTGGTAGAAGTAGATCACAGTGGATTCCAGAGAACGCAAATACTGTACTGTTTGATGTAAATGACTCTGCACTAGAGTCAGCAGTAACGCCTTGGGTTGGTACTGGTACAATTCATGAGTTTGGTAACGGTCTCGAAAGAGTCGTCATACCAGATCTCGGAGCAGCAGGGCCTGTCATCTTCATCCCATCTGGGACTGCAAGCGAATCTATATCAATAGCAAACTACGATGGTTCTGGTGTCATTGCCAAGTCTGGCTTATCAGTAACCGATCTAGACCAAGTTTATCCTTATAATGGTAGTGGTACACTAAACGTAAGTGGTACAACTACAACACCTTATGATCAGGCATATCTCCCTGTAATCAAGAACGCATTTAGAGCGAAGGGTGGAGATACTAGATTATTTGACGTTGAGAAAGTTATATACAACTACGCCAGAAGTGTTTCTGACGTATTCGAGAAAGAAGATAACGGCACAATTACAGTTAGAGAAGGAGCATCCTTCGATAATCTCAATGTTACATTTGACGAGATTATCACAGATCCTCTTGCGAAAGAGAGATCATTCTCTGACGAAGATCAGGTAGAATTTGTAAGTTACGGAAATATAGTAGACACACCTACATCTGCTGAAGATTACGGTGTAATAGAACAACAATTACAAGGCGGAATATTCTTCGACGAGTATCAGGCAACATCTGTTAAGGGTGATGATGCTGTTGTCAGGGTGTATCATGGTGCTGGTACATTCAAGAAAGAAGGTGCTGCAGAAGAGGATCGATTCTTTGCATTTGCTGGATCTGGTACACTCAATGTATCTGGAGAGAACTTCTTCAGTCAGGCTCCACAAAGCACAATCTTCGGTGTTGGTGATACAATCACTGCATCTGGTAGTGCAGATGAGGCGTTCGTCCCTGCAACTGTTATTAGTACAGTTCTATTCGATATATCTGGAACTGGTGCAGAAAATACAGTTATACTTCCTGATACCAATAAGGCTCTCATCAGACCTTCTGGATCTGTTTCTGGTATCAAACTCGTCAAACAGGGAGACGAACAGACAGTCACTCTACATGTCAGTGGTGCTGCAACCAATATTCAAATTGCCAAGGATTACGAGAATACAAATCTCTTCGATATTACTGGAGAGATGCGACAGGGTATCCCTGTTTACACTCCTTCTTGGGTATCACCTCTTGGAGATCAGACAACAGAAGAACTCGATTGGGGTCAGATTACTGCTACTCCAACTCAGTCTTACGAAGATTGGGGGCCAATCAATACAAACGACGAGACAATACCGAAGGAAGCAGAGAACTGGGGATTCTTACTTCCAGCATTCAATTATGTTCAGATCGGTGGAGAACATTATCCAAACCGTGTCAGCATATCCTCTGCTACAGACAGTCTTGTTTCAATACCACCTATCTCGACTGCAACCTTCCTACTTTCAGAGGATCTCAGTGTTGCAGCTGCAATTTCTTACGAGTCTTCTGGTATCACTGGTATTGCCACATACAAAGGTGCCTTCAACTTCAGCGGTGCAAACTGGTTCAGTCAGGCAGTACAACACACAGTCTTCGGTGAAGAGGGTCAAATCAGCATCACTGGAACTGGTGCCGAGTCTATCACACCATTCATACCAGAAGGATCAGGTTCACTATTCAAACTTGGTGGTGCGGCAGAATCCAGCACCAAGGCATATCTTGTTGGAGATTACCAGTATCTCTCTGGTGTTGCAAATGTCAACTTTGCTCCACATATCACTGGTATTGGTACAGGAACATTCAGTCAAGGAAGAGAGGCTGGTCAAACATACTCACGAGTTATTCAACTTCCACCTGATGAGTTTGGTGGAACTCTTAATATCACTGGTATTGCTGTTGAGAAGAATACAGAACACTACAACAGATCCTCAGTCAAGTTCGGTCAAGAGAACGAAGATTACGGAAATGTCTCTAGTGAGGATGTCAGTCGTGGATTCTCTCTCAACGTTCTTGGAATCGGACTTTCATCTGTTGACTCTCTTGACGCTGGAGATGTTACCTTTGATAATGAGTCTTCGGATCAAACATATGATGAGGCAGTTGGTGGTGCTGGAGTTCTCCCATCATTTGATAAGAATAATCAATACAACATCAACTTCAGCATATCTACCAAGTCTGAGGATCGTGGATCTATTGGATTCAGTTCTGTTGGTGGTAGACCTTACACTCAAGACAGACCATTTGATGTTGGATTCACTCATCAAAGTGGAATCAACAAAGGATATGAGGATCAAGGTTGGATCAACGAAGAGGCGGGTCAATCTCCGATCTTCCCATTCGGAACTGCAAATATTCAAGGTGTTGCAAGCGATATCCAATACACCCCTGCCTTCCCTGGCTCTGGTACACTTGTCGTATCTGGTATCGGTGCAGAGAGAGTTGCTGTTGCAAGTAGCACAACATCTCTATTCGACTTCGTTAGTGGTGCAGATGAGAGATTCATCGCTCAGACTCCAGAAAGAACAGTCCTATTCGATATCTCTGGAACTATTACAGAGAGAACAACCAAAGACTTTGTTGGTTCTGGTTCTATCACTCTCGAAAGTGGAGTTGGGATTGTCACATACAGAAGAGCTCTCAACGAGGTTGTTACTGGTATTACAACAATATCTGGTGTTTCTATTGTTGCATCCAGCTTCGATCCACCAGAAGGAACTTATCTACACATCTTTGGTGGTGGATACTCAGACTTCAAGGTTGGATTTGCTGCTCAGTCTACCAAGGCTGTTATGCGTCTATCTGGGGAACTTACACATCCAGATATCGATTACACACCTCATTATGGTATCGAAAGGAACATTGGTATCGAGACTGGTCTTATCCTCTCTCCAGGCAGTTCTGGTGGAGAATACGGAGATCCTGGCATTGTTACCACAAGGTTCATTCCGAAATACCCATCTGTTGGCCCTGTCATCACACTTCAAGGTCGTTCAATATCCAGAACAAACGCACCTATTTCTACTCACGGTGTTATCTACATTCTTGGTATTGGTACTGCTGGAAACGGTGTTGGAGGCCCAGACGAGGAAGGAGATCTCGAAGGAGTCGAATTCGGTGCGAAGGAAAGATTCATTCCAGCAACAGAGATTGGTGTTGGATCTCTCCTATTCGACTTCCAGACAACTGGAGCAGAAGCAAGACCAATTTCTGTATTTGGATACTATGGAGACGACAAAGATCCAGGCACATCTGGTCAAATTACTATCCGTCAGGAAGGTGGCATCTTCACTCAAGAGAAGATCATCAAGATCTACGAAACAGATGGTACTGGAGCATTTACTTACAGTGGTGCTGCTCAAGACGAAGCAACAACATTCTCCGAAGTTGGCTCTGGTTCTCTATTCGCAATCGGTGGTATCGCAGAGAGTACAACAGCTGCAGAACTTGTTGCTGGAACATCCATATTCAATGGAGAGGCAGATATTGCCTTCTCTGCACAGACTCCAGAAGATACTGCAACACTTACACTATCTGGTACAGGGGTTGCTCAACGCAGATTCGAGTACGATGGATCTGGAACTCTCACACTCAGAAGAGATATCAATCCTATTACAGGTGTTCGTCTATCTCACGACGGATCTGGTACATTCAGTGTATTTGGTGGTGCTGCAGAATCAACAGTCGAACCATCTTCTGCAAGAGCAATTCTTACAGATATCACAGGTGCTGCAGAAA